AGCAACACTTACCGGCACTGAAACTTTGACGAATAAGACTCTGACTGAGCCAGTGGTGAACGGCGCGATCCTCGATCAGTCCGAGGAGAACTGGAACATTGTTGCGTCTGCCGCTACTGGCACGATCAACTTTGATGTCAAGACCGCTTCCATCTGGTATTACACGAGCAACGCGAGTGCGAACCATACGGTGAATGTGCGTGGCGACAGTTCAACCACGTTGTCTAGCCTGCTTGCGGTGGGCGATTCGATTACGGTGGTGTGGGCGAACACGAACGGTTCGACCGCCTACTATCCGAGCGCGTTTCAGATTGACGGTTCGAGTGCGACTCCGAAGTGGCAGGGTGGTACAGCCCCGACTGCTGGCAACGCAAGCGCGATTGATTTGTATTCGTACACGATTGTCAAGACTGCGGCGACTCCGACGTACACGGTGTTTGCTTCGCAGACTCAGTTCAAGTAGAGGTGGCTTGATGCCTGGTTTGGGTACTAGGGCTAATGCGTCGGCACGAGCGTATGGTTTGACGAGTGGTGGCGCAACGAAGATTGTTGCGTCGGGTGGTACCGAAACCACGTCGGGTGGTTACAAGATTCATACGTTTACGTCGTCAGGTACGTTTACGGTGTCGGTTGCACCTGGTGGTGCGACGGTTGATGTGTTGCTTGTTGGTGGCGGTGGCGGCGGCGGTGATTTCGGTTACGGGTGTGGCGGTGGAGGTGCGGGCGGTTTCAAGGAGTTGGCCGCTCAATCAGTAACCGCTCAGGCATACACCATTACGGTTGGTGGCGGTGGTGCGGGCGGAAGCGGAAACCAGAACGGGGCCGCTGGCGGAAACACAAGTTTCGGTTCAGTCAAAACCGTTTACGGTGGAGGCGGTGGAGCGCGGGCGGGTGACGCAAGCACAGGTAGAAATGGTTTGTCAGGAGGGTCGGGAGGCGGTGCATCCGCACCTGTTTCGGGTGCGACGGCTGGTTCGGGTGGTACCGTTACTACATCGGGTGAAGGTAACGCTGGTGGTGCATCAGGCACAAGCGTGACGTTCGTGGGTTCTGAAAAGAGTACGGGTACTGGAACAGGTGGCGGCGGTGGTGGCGGTGGTGCTGGCGCAGCAGGTTCAGCGGGAGTCAATGGGGCAGGCACATCCGCAAATAGTGTCAATGGTGGTAACGGTGGTAATGGTTTATCAAGTTCTTACAGCGGTTCGTCAGTAACATACGCTGGTGGCGGCGGCGGGTCGTCTGGTTTTTCCTTTGACGGGTCGGGTGCGGTTTATGGTTATGGCACTCACTCTGGTGGTACTGGCGGTACTGGCGGTGGAGGAAATGGTGGCTCAGAGTCAGGAAACGGCACGAATGGAACAGCCAATAGTGGTGGTGGTGGCGGAGGCGAATACAATGTCGCCTCCAACGGCGGTTCAGGCATCGTAATCATCAGGTATCTCGCATAATGGCACACTTCGCACGCATCGACGCAGACAACAAAGTAGTGGACATTCTCGTTGTACCCGACGAACAAGAACATCGAGGCGAGGAATTCCTACGCGACGACCTACAACTCGGTGGTCGTTGGATTCAGACCTCGTACAACCATCGAATCCGCAAACAGTACGCAGGAATCGGCTGCACCTACGACCCCGTAAATGACGTGTTTATCGGTGAACAGCCGTTCCCCTGGTTTGTTCTCAACGACACGTTTGACTGGGTATGCCCCGAAGGAATCAACCCGATAACAGGCAACCCGTACACGGCAGACGAACTGCTCATCAACGAACTAGAAGCAAGCATGAGCGGCATCGTGTTCCCAGGAGATACCGATGAGTAACTACACTTATGAGCAAGTCGTCTGCCCACACACTTACTTCCCTGGCGACCCTTCGCGTATTGCGCAACGCATCATAATGAGAACTGCTGATGGCGAGGTCGTAGGTAGCGCTGACTACATCATTGAGAACGGCTGGTCAAAGTTTGCGCGTTTGGTTGTGGCAGAACAACACCGAAACCAGCAAACCATCAACACGTTCATTCAGGACGTCTATCAACTGCTCTCGGAACTCAAACAAACATTTTGGTGGTCTGCCGTACCTCAGATGGAACCGTATTTTGATGCGATTAGTGCGGCTCGACCCGACATGACGTTTGCCGCAGGCGGCGCAATCAACCGCATTGTTCACGCCACAGAATGAAGTTCGTCGGTTTCATCCTGCTAGCCAGCCTCGCCCTGGTGTGCTGGATTTTATTCTGAGAACGGCAAGCCCTATTAGTAGGTGATGTAATATGGCGGCTTTATACGACTCAGCGGAATTATATGATGCCGCCTCATTTGTTTATGAAGGCGGCTATGCGTATTGGGATGACCCAAACGTAACATACAATTCAACACTAAGGTCGTATGATGGCGGCTGGCTAGTAACAGCCTCAGGTTCAGGCACTGGGACACAAACCGCCTCGGCGGTTGTCACCAAGTTTCGTACCGCTACTGGTGATGGTACGGGAACCTCCACTGCCACAGCGTTCTCTACGCACTACAAGTTGGCTACTGGTTCTGGTGGCGCCACTGCTGGCGATACTGCTATTGGGCGCACTACGCACATCCGCACTAGTTCTGGTTCTGGTTTGGGTGGTTCTGATTCGTATGGCGCTACCGCCCAGTTGCGTACCGCAACGGGCGACGGCACGGGAACAGAATCTGCTAGCGGCTATAAGACCAGTATCCGTTCGGCTACTGGTAGTGGCACTGGCACTGATGTCACCCTAGGATTTAAGAGTGTGTTCAAGACGGCCAGTGGCTCTGGTGTTGGCGCATCATCCGCCAGTGGTATCAAGTTTGTATTCAAGACTGCGACTGGTTTGGGTGGGGCTACGGCTGGTGATTCGGCTAGCGGCTACACCACTCGGCCTCGTACGGCGACAGGAAGTGGCGCTGGAACACAATCCGCCATAAAGTTGCACACGCATCTGCGTGGAGCAACTGGGGCTGGTATCGGTTCGGCAATCGCTATTCGCAACCATGTTCATATCCGTGTCACCGCTTCTGGCGGTGCAGGTTCGCTGGATGTCGCTCTGTGGAAGAACGCTGGAGAATACCTCGACAGAGTTATTCGCATGCGCCCTGTCATGGGGCCGGGATTCCGACGCAAGGTCAACTACTCGTCTAAACAATAAATATGGAACTAAACGAACTGCTCAACGAGCGGGAGTGGCGCGCATGCCGCGGGCCAGCCGATGCCAACATTGATGAACTCGTAAGCGCATTCGCTTACTTCTGTGAGAACTACTGGGCCATCAAGCATCCCGAGCGTGGTCGAATCATGTTCGAACTACGCGAGGCGCAGACAGAGACAATCCGAGCATGGATGTCCAACCGCTACAGCGTGGTTCTCAAGGCGCGCCAGATTGGATTCTCCACCCTGGCCGCCGCCTACGCTTTCTGGCTGGCTTTCTTCTGGCAGGATAGATTCATCGTCATGCTTTCGCGCACTGAGCGCGAAGCGGCCAAGTTGCTACAGAAGTCAAAGTACGGCTACAAGTTCATCCCACATTGGATGAAACAGCGTGGTCCGCAGTTGACATCCGACAACCAATTGAAGATGACATTTGCCAATGAGTCGGCCATCGAGTCACTGCCGTCAGGCAATGACCCCGCTCGTGGTGAATCCGTGTACCTCGTCATTGTCGACGAGATGGCCTTTTTGCCTAATAGCGAAGAAGCCTGGGCTTCAATTGAACCGATTGCCGACGTTGGTGGTCGCGTCATTTGTTTGTCCACCGCCAACGGTTCGGGTAACTTCTTCCACCATTTATGGGTGGGTTCCCAAACGGGAACCAACAACTTCAAGGGAATCTTCTGGCCCTGGTCAGCAGGTGACCGCAATGGAGACTGGTATGAAGCCAAACAGCGTTCTATGCCTTCTTGGCAATTACATCAGGAGTATCCACGCAATTCTGAAGAAGCATTCATTAAGTCGGGTAATCCCGTTTTCGATGTGGACGCTCTACTGGAACTGGAAGTACAAGAGCCTCGGCGGGGTTATGTCCATGTCCTCGCCCGAAAGAATATCGAATTTCGTGACACCCCCGACGGGGAGTTTTCTGTTTGGGCTGAACCCGAATTTGAAGGAGTCTACGTTGTCGGCGCGGACGTTGCCGAAGGCTTGGCTCACGGCGACTACTCATCGGCACATGTAATCGATGCGCGCAACCATCAGGTTGTCGCGCATTGGCATGGTCACATTGAACCCGACCTGTTTGGTGACCTGCTGGCCGAGATTGGCTATTGGTATAGGGGAGCGCTCCTAGGAGTCGAGAACAACAACC